GTTAAGCCGCCCCCAACGTGGTCATAGCATAAGTGCAACCAAAACTAAATATGCTGCATACAAATAAAATCTATTTACCATGTAACACCTGATGTGCAATGGGATGCTACAATAGCATTCCCTGTGTTGGTTCACTGGCGTCCCTTTTGGGGCGTCTTTTTTTTGTTGGAGGGTGCATGATCAAAAAATCAAAGACCGTCAACAAACGTGTCATGCAGAAGATCGTAGACAAACTGGCTGAAGGCATAACGCTGACTGAGATCTGTCAAGCTGATGACATGCCAAGCTATCGATCAATTACGCGCGCTGTGCAATCGGACGAGGATCTGTGGGAACTGTATCGCAAAGGCCGAGTGCAACAGGCTGAGTTTTACACCGACAGGATCAACCAGTTGGCTATGTCTGCGCTGCCTGACGTGGATGATCAGCGCAAGCTGCATGCTGAGGTCAACAGACGTAAGCTAGAGATTGAAACGCTGAAGTGGACAACAGCAAGGAACCAGCCTCACGGCGTGAGGGACAAGAAAGAAGATGCACCACAACAGCAAGCCATCACAATATCATGGGCTGGTGGTGATGTTGACGTGTCACAGGGAGAAAGTTAATGGCTTCAATGGGCAAGGCTGGATCGAACAAGGACTACAACAGGATCTTGAACGAGCGTGGGCCAAAACTCTCAACTGTTGACGGCAAGGCACCGCCTCAGTCGTTTACGCAGTCAATACGCAGCAAGTTGTTTGCAGTGCTAAAAAAGGACAGCACACCTAAGAAAACCAAGGAGCGCATCATGAAATTGCGTGACAGCTTGGAAATGTTTAAAGAAGGTTCGCGGCAGTACGATGACGCAATGGAAGCTGCCAGCAAAATTCTAATGCCAAAGACGCGCAACAGGAAGGCGTTAATAAATCGAGATGATAAGGGCTAAAGGTCCTGTATATCACACATCCAGCGTGGCCGAACTACGCGCGCAAAACTCGGCATCAATTGCCACCCATCATTGTCATAATGATAACTCGCAGCGCTCGAAACAGCTAAGTTGTTGTAAACAAACGATAACACTGTTAACATAATATCGATTATGCGTCCTACAACACCTTGCGGTTGTTTTTGGAAATCCCAAACCCCACCCCCGCAAGAAATTTCCGCCCCTGTCTATAGCGTAGAACCCGTCCCAAAAATGCACACATCCACTGCCAGCGGAGGTCAACCTCTGTGGACATCGTAATCCCATATGCGCCACGCCCATTGCAGGCCAGCTTGCATGACGAGATGCAGGCCAAGCGGTGGGGCGTTGTGGTTTGCCACCGTCGCTTCGGCAAAACCGTGTGGGCCATCAACCACATTCTGCGTGATTGCATAATGTCCACCAAGTCCAACCCCCGCTATGCATATATGGCCCCGACCTACCGTCAGGCTAAGAATGTAGCTTGGGATTACCTCAAGCAATTCGCTGGCAAGATCCCCGGCGTTCGCTTCCACGAGACTGAACTCCGCTGCGATTTACCCACTGGCGGCAGGATCAGCCTGCTGGGCGCTGAGAACCCCGACAGTTTGCGCGGGATATACTTGGACGGCTGCGTGATGGACGAGGTTGCGCAGATGCCGGAGAATGTCTTTCCTGAAGTCATCAGGCCAGCCCTGTCAGACCGCAAAGGCTGGGCCACCTTCGTTGGCACCCCGGCTGGCCACAATGCGTTCTTTGATTTGTACGAGCAAGCCACTGCTGACGATGATTGGCTGTGCGTAGTTAACAAGGCCAGCGAGACAGGCTTGCTAGATCAAGACGAGTTAGACGCTGCCCAGCGCATGATGTCTGCTGATCAGTACGCTCAGGAGTTTGAGTGCTCGTGGAACGCCAATGTTCCCGGAGCAATATACGGCAAGGAGTTGGAGACAGCGCAAGACGAGGGCAGGGTGTGCAACGTCCCGTATGACCCGGCACACAAAGTTGACACGTTCTGGGATCTTGGCGTGGGTGACAGCACGTCGATTTGGTTTACCCAAACTGTCGGCAGGGCAATCCACGTCATCGACTTTTACGAGGCGCGCAACGAAGGCTTGCCGCATTATTGCAAAATGCTGACCGACAGAAGATATGTTTATGGCGATCACCACGCCCCGCACGACATTGAAGTCAGAGAGTTAGGCAGCGGCAAATCACGGCGTGAAATCGCGTGGGATCTTGGCTTGAATTTCCGCGTCGTGCCTAAGCTGCCTTTAGAGGATGGCATTCACGCCGCACAGATGCTGATCCCCCGGTGCTACTTTGACCGAGAGCGCTGCAAAGACGGGCTGGAAGCGTTGAGACAATATCATAGGGCTTACAATGAGCGCACTAGGTCGTTCAGAGCATCCCCGGTGCATGATTGGTCATCTCATGCCAGCGATAGTTTCAGATACCTTGCTGTAGGAATGCGGCAACCCCGCGATCACCAGCGTGTTCCGCAGCAAATGGCTGTCATGGAGTACAATCCGTTCGCGGCATAAGGAGATAGATATGGGTGGAATGGCATCAGCAGCGGCTAACGATATAAGCAATACTATAAACTATGACAGCCTACCTCCTGCTCAGAAGCAGAGGCACCGTGCTAAAACTGCCGCCACCATTGCGCGCAACAAGGCAAACGAGGAATACTACCGCAACGACGATAAGCCAGCGCCACCGCGTGCGGAGCTTTTAGTTCGACGCGCTGCTGCTACTAGCATAGCCCCGGTTGCCGCTGCCCCATCTGTTCCAGATCCTGACGCCATTGGCGAGACTGAGCAAGCATTGCTTGACGCGCAGAAAAAAGGCAGGTCATCCACGATTGCCACCAGCGCCAAAGGTTTGCTGTCTGGCGAGGATGACACCCGCAAGAAGCGCAGCCTCATGGGTGGATTAATATCATGATGTACAAAAAGAAGAACATCGCTGGCGAGATGGGTGCACGGGCATCCCAGCCTGCCAAGCGCCGCCAGACTGTTGATCCATTGGAGCGCGCTAATCAGAAGATGGAAGGCCGCATGCAGGGCGGCGATCCCAAGAAGGCCAAGCGCAAGTCTATGATGAATAGCTACGGGATGTCCTGATGCAGATTTCTCCCATGATTGCGCAGCTTGATCGGCGCTTTAAGCAACTCCAGTCTCAGCGCAGCAATTGGGAAAGCCACTGGCAAGAGTTGGCAGATTATATGCTGCCGCGCAAGGCCGAGATAACCCGGAAGCGCACTCAAGGCGACAAGCGCACCGAGAGAATTTTTGACGGCACTGCAATCCACGCTGTTGAACTGCTGGCGTCCTCATTGCATGGTATGCTCACGTCACCATCCACCCCGTGGTTCAGCATGAGATACCGCAACCCGGCGCTGCAGGGTGATGACGAGGCCAACGAATGGCTAGAGTTGGCCATTGATCAAATGTATCAGGCGTTCAATCGCAGCAACTTCCAGCAAGAAATTCACGAGTTGTATTACGATTTGGTGACCTTTGGCACCGCTGCCATTTATGTCACTGGCGATAAAGAGGGTTTGCAATTCAGCAGCCGCCACATTGCCGAGATTTACATCTCACAGAACGCCAAAGATCAGGTCGATACAGTCTATCGCAAGTTCAAGCTGACAGCCCGTGCAATGGAGCAGCAATTCGGCGCTGATGCTTTACCTGCTCAGTGCATTAAGGATCTGAAAGAGGAACCCTTTAAGGAACACGAAATCATCCACGTTGTGTTTCCGCGCGCTGATGCAAAGGGCAAGCTGGCCAAAGCCAAACCGTTTGCCAGCATTTACTACCATGCTGACAGCCGCAAGCTGCTGAGTGAAGGCGGTTACGACGAATTATGCTTTATGGTGCCGCGCTTTAATAAGGATAGCTCAAGCAGCTACGGCAGATCTGTCAGCATGAATGCTTTGCCAGACACCAAGATGCTTAACAAAATGAGCGAAGTCACCATCAGGGCAGCACAAAAGCAAATCGATCCACCACTTATGGTGCCAGATGATGGGTTTATGTTGCCTGTCAGGACAACCCCCGGATCACTAAACTTCTACCGTGCTGGCACCCGTGATCGGCTGGAGCCACTACAGATCGGCGCAAACAATCCGTTGGGTTTGAACATGGAGGAGCAGCGCCGCAATGCTATCAGGCAGGCGTTCTTTGTGGATCAGTTGCTGATGCAGAACGGGCCGCAAATGACGGCCACTGAGGTGCTGCAACGTAATGAGGAAAAGATGCGATTGCTTGGCCCAGTGCTAGGCAGGCTGCAATCTGAACTGCTACAGCCTTTGATCAGCAGGTCGTTTGGATTGCTTCTCCGGGCGGGACTTCTCCCACCCGCCCCGGAGAGCCTGCAAGGGCAAGACATCGATATTGAGTATGTCAGCCCACTAGCCAAGGCGCAGAAGCTGACAGATCTGCAAAGCATGTTGCGCGGCTTTGAGGTCATGATGCAGGTTGCAGAGATAGCACCTGTCATGGATTATTTGGACACAGATAAGCTGGTGAAATATCTGGTGGAAGTCACTGGCATCCCGGCGCGCGTAGTGCGCAGTGATCAGGAAGTTGAAGAGATGCGCGAACAACAGCAGGCGCAACAGGCCCAGCAAATGCAGCTTGACCAACAGACGCAAACTGCTGAAGCGATGGGCGCGGCGGCACCAATGGTTAAGGCTGTCGGCGGTCTGGACATGCTGCAGCAATGAAGCAAATCGAAGATCTGAAGTTAGCCTATCGTCGCACGTTTAACAGCGAAGATGGCGAAACAGTGCTGGCTGACCTTAAAACACGGTTTGCATTTGAGCAAACCACATTTGTGCAGGGCGATCCGCACCAGACAGCGTTTAACGAGGGTCAGCGTAGCGCAATATTATTGATCGCCCGGATGCTGGCCGAGGACGCCAAACCCAAGAGGTAAATACCCCACATGAGCGAAGAGGCAACCCCGCAAGCGGGATCTCCAGACGTGGCTGATGCAGCCCCGGCAGTTAGCTTTCTTGACAGCCTGCCAGAGGATCTGCGCGGCGAACCCAGCTTACGCAATTTCAACGATGTTGGCGCGCTGGCTAAAAGTTACACACATGCCCAGCGCATGATTGGCGGCGATAAGATTGGCAAGCCATCTCAAAGCTGGACAGATGACCAGTGGACTGAGCATCACATCCACAGCGGCAGGCCAGAGACAAGCGAAGGCTATGAGTTTAGGCTAGAAGGCCAACTTGCTGACAGCACGCTGGAGGGCTTTAGAGATAGCGCCTTCAAGGCTGGGCTATCAGGCAAGCAAGCGCAAAGCGTGGCCGAGTTTATGGATGCCAGCTTGGGCCAGATGGCAACTGACCGGGCTGATCAGGCTGACACCCTGCGGCACGAAGGTGAGCAGGAGTTAAGGCAACAGTACGGCAAGGCATTCGATCAGCGCATGGAAATGGCAATGGGCGCAGCAAGGCAAATGCTTGGCGATAAGGTAGACATTCTTGAGGATGTTGAACTGTCTGACGGCAGGTTGCTGGGCGATCACCCGGAGATCATACGCATGTTTAGCGCATTTGCTGAACAGATTGGCGAGGATAACCTGATCGGAGAAACAGCCGAGATGGTCATGACGCCAGACGAGGCGCAACGACAGTTAAGTGAAGTCACGCGGCGGGACGGCCCATATTGGGATCGTGATCACCCGGAGCGTGAACAATACGTGCAAGAGGCGTTACGCCTGCGCGAATATCTTTAGAGTTTAGCGGACAAGCTACGGCCCCGCGCATCACGCTGGTGTGACCAGCAGGCTGACAACCTTTACCGTCATCATACAATTCTAAACTTACCTGACTTGTATGCTGGCGGCGTCAAGCACGGCCCCGGCTGGGATAACCGAGCGATAAACCCTTTAATTTCATGAGCTTAGGAGTGAGACAAATGTCTTCACAAATCACTACAGCTTTCGTCAACCAGTATTCTTCCAACATCCAGATGCTCTCGCAGCAAATGGGATCGCTCCTGCGTGGCGCGGTTGATGTTGAAAGCGTAAATGGTGAGAAAGCATTCTTTGATCAGGTCGGCTCTGCCGCTGCTGTTCTTAGAACAACCCGTCATGCGGATACCCCGTTAACTTTAGCGGCCTAGCAGAGCAATCTGCTTTGAAAAACTCTGTGAACTCAGGGGAAGTCTCATTGAGATAATCCTGAGCCAAGCCCTGTAAAGGGAAGGTGCAACGACTATCCCCGGTAGGGGAGTAGACCCAAGCGGGTCGAAGCGCAGAGCATCCCACTGGGATGGTGATATAGTCTCATCTGCATGGCGACATGCAGCGGCCCAGCAGGGCGGGGCAAGATTAGCGATCTTGTTTGAAGGTAATGTAATCGATACACCCCACAGCCGCCGCATGGTCACAATGAGTGACTATGAATACGCTGACTTGATTGATGATCAGGATAAAGTTCGCCTTCTGGTTGATCCAACATCAACCTATGCACGCGCAGCAGCCGCTGCAATGGGCCGTGCAATGGATGACGTGATCATCGCAGCCGCGATTGGCACAGCTAAGACAGGCAAAGATGGTTCCACATCTACTGCACTGCCTTCTGGCCAAAAAGTTGCGCATGGTTCGGCATCTCTGACGATTGCCAAACTGCTTTCAGCCAAGGAAATCTTGGACGAGGGC